AAGTCCGTCTTCAAGAACCTGTCGCTAGGGATACTAGCAGATTTCAGCCATTCTCGCATATCTCCCCACATCTGCGCGCGCATATTACCGTACATGATCGGGTTTTTGGCTTTATTTCCAAAGTTTATGCCCTTGACCTTGTACCGCTGCTCTTTTAATCGATCGACAATACCCGCGCCCAGCCCGCCTTCGTCGATCACGACCAACGCCGGCTTAAACTCTTCAATTGCTTCGATCACATACCCGACCACCGTCATGGTGTCGTCGCCCCTGTGGCGCATAATCTTGACAATATCTCGTCCTTGGCGCACGGCGATCACCGTAGCGTCCGCTCCAAACCGCGCAGGGTCTACGCCGATTACGATTGGGGCGCTGGCGTCCTTATATTTAGGTCTGGCCATGGCGTCGTCCACTATGTTTGCGCCGATAAACTGGTCGTCTCCCGCGCTGGGGAACATGCCGTAGACCTCGACGTGCGCCTGAGATGAGTCAGGCCCATATTCGTCAATGATTCGGTTGTAAACCGCTTTGTCGGTGCCCTCGACCGTCCTGGCGTCCACGATTCTGGTGCGCCAGAACGCCCGTTTGGAGTTAAACGCCTCATAAAAGTACCCGGTGTTGCGTCGCGGGTTGCTAAACGCCAACCAAAAGCGGTTTGGCGTGTTTTCTGTAAAGAAACCGCCGGTCACCGCCCAGATTGAATCGTCAATACCGCTGGCTTCGTCAAAAACCACCAGCACACCGTCAAAGTTGTGCACACCAGCGTAGGCGTCGGGGTTTTCGGCTGACCACAACCGCCCTTCCACGCCCCAGTACCGGGTGCCTTTTTTCAAATCCCGCTCGACCAGCTCAGTCAGCCACTTGGCCGGCATGACGCGGGTTGCCGAGACTTCAAACCAATGTGAGTTGATGGCCATGGCCAACCATTTAGTGATCTCGGCCCAGGTGATTGACCTGAGCTGGGATTCACTGTTGGCCGAAATGATGGTCGTTGAGCCTATCCTGGTGGCCAGCATCCAGATCGTGATCCATGACACCAGCGCCGACTTGCCAATACCCCGGCCAGATGAGATGGCCTCTTGCAGCACATCAAAGTCAGTCTTGCCCTGGTTCAGCTTGATGTGCTCGGCAATGTCCAACAGCACCTCGCGTTGCCATTTGCGCGGCCCTTGGAAGTGTTCCAGCGGCGTGCCTTTGACGCCCCATGGAAAAGCAAACATTACAAACGCCAGCGGGTTGTCCTTGATCGCCGGGCTCCACAGCCGGGCCATCAATTCTTGTTCGTCTTCAGCGCTGTACTTGGTGCTCTGCATGCGTAGGTAACTCTAGTTTGGGACTTGGCTCATGGGCGATGACGTCGATGACTCTGGACTCAGCGTCGCGCAGCGCCTGGGTGACTGATATGCGCTGATCGACATCAATAGTGATAGATTGCTTGGCCACCCAGCCGTGGACGTTTTGTAGGATTGCCAGCGCAGCTTTGGCGTCGCCCTGACGCGCGGCGGTGTGCAGGCATTGAGACATTTCCATTTCAGCGTCTGCCTTGCCTTTTTGCGCGGCCATTTCTGCGATAGGGTCAAGCTGCACCAGTTGCCGATACTCGGATGGCAACATGCCGGACGCCAACGCCAACGAGTCACCTTTCAACCCCAGCTTGGCGGCTTCGTAGATGCGGGTCAAACGCGCCTCAGTCGCTTCGACCTTGCGCGGTGCAAAAGGTAGGCTTTCGAACATTGACTCTCCTGGCAGGTTGTTGGTGAGGAATTACCAGAGATAGCGCAAGCGCTCCACAGAGGCGGCAACTACATGAACCAGCCAACGTGGCCAGTATACATAAAAAATAAATTTAAAAATTTGTGGGTCGTGTGGGCAATGTGGGCAATAAAAAATTTTGTTTGTGGCCCCTCCGCTGCCGTGGCCATCGGCCGCCGGCCCTGCCCGGGTGCCCATCGGGGAAGCGCGCGCGGCCAGCGGCCAGCGAGCCGGGCGGCCATGCGGCCGGCGGCCAGCGGCCAGCGAGCCGGGCGGCCGGCGGCCAGCGGCCAGCGAGCCGGGCGGCCGGCCGGTGTGGCCATCGGCCATCGGCCATGCGCCGTTAATACTTTAGTGGGGGGCAATGTGGGCAGTGTCCACATGACCCGGTGGCTCGCTGGCCGGGGTCATCGCGCACCAGGTAGCGCGCCAGGTAGCGCACCAGGTAGCGCACCAGGTGGACATTTGTGGACAATGTGGACAATGTGGACAAGCACTTTTAATCGCTCGCCAAACCGTGGTGTGTGAGCATTCGTGGGTATTCCTACCATTACTTACAGCTACCTTACAGAATTTAAGTAATGCTCAAGGTCTTATATTTATTTGCCCACATTGTCCACAAACCAGAATTTTCACTCTCAAACCATGTGGGCAAAATCCACATCGGCGCGCGCTCACAATCAAACCACAATCACGCCACCTAATAACCCCACACAATCGAAGGTCTAAAAATGTGGGCAATTGACAGCTGTCAGAGAATGCCTTACACTCTCTTCACTGGCTTGATTTTGAGCCAGCAACACTACAGTAAACGAGAGGTTTTCAATGTCTAATTTGCCCACATCTTTGAATAAAAGCCAGCAGCGCGAGATCGCCAAAATCATTGTCAATGGCGCGTCACTTGGCAACGATTACATGGCGCGCGGGTTGTCCGCGCTTTATCGCAGCGCCATGAAAATGAGCCAGCAAAACGAGATCATGGCCATCGCGCTGGCTTATGGTGTTGTCTCAAATAATGAGTTTATTGTGGGCAATCGCTGCGCATACATTTAAACGTCAACCCGGCCAGCTGCGCGCTGGCCGTCAATTCAATCAAATAATCGAAAGGTAAACCATGCAAGTACATCTCACCCTCAAAAGCGCCAACGCTAAGACCGGGCCGATCCCGGTTTCAACCACCGAGCGCGCCAGCTGCCCGCCAGACTGCGCCATGCGCGCCGAATGCTACGCGGCCAGTGGCCCGCTCGCCTTGCATTGGGCAGCTGTCAGCGCTGGCACGCGTGGCACGTCATGGGGTCAATTCTGCGAAACCATCAGCGCGCTGCCCGATGGCCAGCTCTGGCGTCATAACCAGGCTGGGGATTTACCCTCGATCGGTGGCAGCGTCGACGCGGTTAAGCTCGGCCAGCTGGTGGCCGCAAACCAGGGTAAGCGCGGTTTCACCTATTCACACCATCGCGATGCTGAATCGATTGCATGGATCCGCCACGCGAACCAATGGGGTTTTACTGTCAACCTAAGCGCGAATGATCTTGCTGACGCTGACGCGCTGGCCGATCATCAGGCCGGGCCGGTGGTGGTGGTGTTGCCATCGACCACCACGGCCAACACAGTGACGCCAGCCGGGCGCCCGGTGGTTATCTGCCCGGCCACCCAGCGCGCTGACGTGAGCTGCGCGAGCTGCCAGCTCTGCCAGCGCCAGCGCGCGGCCATTGTGGGCTTCCCTGCCCATGGCTCACGCCACCGGGTGATCAATCTGCGCTTGGCCAGTGCTTGACCTAATGCGGACCCTTCGGGGTCCGTATCGGGGCGCGCACTGGTGCACGTCAATCAACTAATCGAAGGGTAATCTATGTATTTTGATCGTTTTGATATCTGCGAAGCCTATTATCTGGCGTTGTCGCATTGCCATGGTGGCCAATGGTCGCGCGAATACGCGCGTTTGTCGCGCTTAGGGCAGTACTTTAAACCCTCTCCCATGCTATCGGTGGAAAACCTTAACGATAACGCGCGCGCGATCTATGAGTGCGCATGCGCGCGCATGCTTGGGGGTGCCCAATGATCAAGACAATGAAGGCAAAATTTAAGGGTAAGGACGCGCGCACCGGCGCGCCGATCTATCCCGGTGACGAGATTCAATTTGACACAATAACCCGGCGCGCGTGGATAACCGCCGAACCGGGCGACTGTGAATATGAAACCCGCACGGGTCAATATCTCGCTCAGTCCCATGGGGTCTCGCATATATGGAATTCAGGGGGCCGGGAATACTATCGGAATAAAAACGGCCGGTGCGAAGATGCGCCATGTTGTGGGTGTTGCACCATATGACCTATTTCAACACCAAAGGGGCCGCGCAGGCGCTGGCCGATACGCTGGCCATGCAAGATGCGGACGCATGGCTTTACGAGGTCCACGCGAGCCCACGCGGGTTTTATGTGGCCGTTTTTGATTTTGATCACTTTTTTTTGGGGAACCTATGAAAGACATTTTCACCGCATTGATCATCGCGGCCGCGCTCACAGTGTGCGCGCTGGCTTATTTTGACGTTTTAATAAAGTAAGGGTAAACCATGCAAACCGTAAAAATTGG